TAAGAAAAAAGGTGTTTCTCTCGCAGTTGGACGAGGTGAGAAGTTACCAGTATCTAAGGGCGCTGGGCTTACTGCCAAAGGTCGTGCTAAATATAATGCAGCTACTGGCAGCAATTTAAAAGCTCCACAACCTGAAGGTGGTGCCCGTAAGCGTTCTTTTTGTGCTCGTATGTCTGGCATGCCAGGACCGATGAAAGATGAGAATGGTAAACCAACTCGTAAAGCAGCTTCTTTAAAGAGATGGAAATGCTAAATGTCAGTATTCGAGATATTAACTTTGGTTTCGTACCTATTGGGTGGTATTGTGGCTTTTATCGTCAAAGATAAATCTGACGAACTTAAACGTCAGGGTATTCTTTTAAATAAAACTCGTGAGGAATTAGCTCGTGAATACATTACTAAAATTGAAGTGCGCACAGATATGGAACGGATTATTAACCGTTTTGACAGGATTGAAGAAAAGCTTGACCGATTTATTGAAGGGCATAAATAATGCCAAGTAAATCAAAAAAGCAGCATAATTTGATGGAAATGGTAGCCCATAATCCTAAGATGGCTAAAAAAGTTGGTATTCCTCAGTCAGTAGGTAAAGAGTTTGTAGCTGCTGATAAGGGTAAGAAGTTTGGTACAGGTGGCGGTGTTGGTGTAACTCGAGGCGGTAAAGGTATGATTAATCGTCAAGAGACAAGGTTTGGTAGCGTTCTAGGGCAAGAAAAGAATGTGCCAAATGTTAATTTAAACAAATACGTCGGAAAAAAGACTGGCGGAAAGGTGAAGAAAAAATGATGGCAACTAAAAAATTCTCTCAAAAAGAGACAATGGGTAGCGAGTCTATGGGCAAAGTTAAAACTGGCGCTCCTAGCATTGATGGTATTGCAGAACGTGGCAAGACCAAAACTAAATACCCAAAGATGGCTGGTAATACTATTGGCAATGGTCCTTTGGTTCATTGTAAATAATCATGGCACAAGACTACGCTAAAAACAGAGCTGTAGCATTGGCTAAAGAAAGAGCAAAAGACTACGAGATTTTTGGTTCTCGTGGGGATGCTGCTCGTACAGGTATGGAACAAGGTCGTATGGATCAAATGGGCAATGCCTATAAGAAAGGTGGAAAAGCTATGGAACACAAACACAACGTTGAGCACGTAAAACAACACGCTGCTGGTCACATGCACGAACAAGAAAAAGTAGCTAAGCATTATGGTAGCGAAGGTCATAAGATGCATCATGACCATGTAAAAGCTATGTGCGGTGGTGGCATGTCTAAAGGCAAACAAAAGTGATGGCGAGCCGAGGTATGGGCGCAGTTGCGCCTTCAAAAATGCCTAAAGCTAAAACGATTGTCCGCAAAGACAATCCTGATGATGTCACTATGTATAAAAAAGGTGGCGAAGTCTGGGACAAACCCCGTCCAAAAGGGCTTGGCAAACCTAAAAAAATGTCAACAGCTAAAAAGTCTAGCGCTAAAGCTATGGCTAAAGCAGCTGGTAGACCGTACCCCAATCTAGTTGATAATATGAGAGCCGCGAGGAAAAAATGACTTTATTTGATCACGTACTAGGCTACGTTAAAAGCGTAGGACATGCAGTAGAAGGTGAAGAGCATAAGCTATTACAAGAGTTTGTTACCTATTTGGCTAGCAATTCTGTAGTTGCTGGATTCTTTCAATACTCAGGAACTGACAAAGAAAAAGAAGTGGTAGCTAATTTTGCTTCTACTTTAATGCCAGCTGAACAGTTTGTAGCTCCTGCTATTCCTGAGCCTGTTGTCGAAGTTGCTCCAGAACCTGCTCCAGAACCTGCTCCAGTAGAAGAACCTGCTCCAGTAGAAGAACCTGCTCCAGTAGAAGAACCTGCTCCAGAAGTTAATCCAGACGCTCCACAGGAGTAAGCGATGTCTACATCATCCACTACGCTATTTAATTTAGATATGGGCGACCTCATTGAGGAAGCCTTTGAGCGTTGTGGTACGCAACTACGATCTGGCTATGACTTTAGAACTGCCCGTCGTAGTGTCAATATGCTTACTATTGAGTGGGCAAATCGCGGGATTAACCTATGGACTATTGAGCAAGGGCAAATTCCTATCAATATCAATGCTGGGCAAATTAGTTACCCAATTCCTGTAGATACCATTGATTTATACGACCAAGTTATTCGTCAAGGCACTGGGCAAAATCAAGTTGATATTAATCTTACCCGCATATCTGGGGATACATACCTCACAATACCTACTAAAAACGCTTATGGTCGTCCTATTCAAGTCTGGATTGATAGGCAGTCAGGTAACGTAGATGCTCTTCCTGTAACGGCTTTAACACAAGCTGCATCGGCAACTGATACTACTTTGTATGTAACATCTACCGCTAATATGCGTAGTCAAGGCTATATCAACATAGACGGCGAAACAATTCTTTACCAAAACCTTGGACAAGCTAATTCTAGTAATGCAAATCAGCTATTAAATTGCTATCGTGGGGTTAACAATACTACGGCAACTGCCCATAATTTAGGGGCTAGTGCCTATAATAATTTTTTGCCAAACGTCAATATTTGGCCTACTGGCAATCCTGGAACCCAATATACGTTGATTTACTGGCGCATGCGCCGTATGCAAGACGCTGGTACAGGTGTAACTACTGAAGATATTCCATTCCGTTTTATTCCATGTATGGCTGCAGGTCTTGCTTATTACTTGTCTATGAAGCTAATGGACATTAATCCTCAGCGCATTCCGATGTTAAAAGCGGATTATGAACAGCAGTTTCAGTTTGCATCAGAAGAAGATAGAGAGAAAGCGCCTTTGCGATTTGTGCCCCGCAACATGAATTATTATAGGTAATGTATGAAAAAACCTGTAGATAAAACTCGTAAAGAAAAACTAGTTAAAGGCTATGAAGGCCAAAAAACTAGTTTAACTAGAGTATTTAACGGTACAGTAGTAAAAGGCAAAAAGGTAAAACCAAATGCCAAATAAGTTTGCTTCTGGTAAACATTCAATAGCGGAATGTGACCGTTGTGGGCAGCGGTATAAGTTGCATGAACTAAAAACTCAAGTACTTAAAACTAAGCCTTATAAAGTTAAAGTCTGTCCACCTTGCTGGGATCCTGATCAACCGCAGCTACAACTTGGTATGTATCCTGTGTCTGATCCACAAGGTGTACGGGAACCACGCCCTGATGTGAGTTATTATTCATCAGGAAGCACAGGGTTATACATAAACCCAAATGCTAGTAATAATGTAAATAATGCTGGGTATCCTAGCGATGGCAGTAGGGAGTTTCAGTGGGCTTGGAACCCTGTAGGAGGAGCTAGTTATTTTGATAGATATTTAACGCCAAATAGCTTGATTCCAGTAATAACAATCGGTACAGTAACAATAGCAACTACTTAGGAGTATTAAAATGGCAAAGATGGAAAATATGAAAGAAGATATTAAGCAAGATAAAGCTATCGTTAAAAAAGCTTTTAAAATGCATGATGCTCAAGAACATAAAGGCGGAAAAGGTACTAACCTAGAAAATCTTAAAAAAGGCGGAAAAGCTGTAAAGAAAATGGCTAAAGGCGGCGTAACAGGACAAGCTATGAAAGCTATGGGTCGCAACTTAGCTCGTGCCCGTAATCAAAAACCAGGAAGCAAATAAAATGGCTACCCAAATCAAACCAACAACCAAAAACAGTTCGCCTATGCGCACTGGTCACGCTAAAAACAACGGTCCTGCAGAACAGTACGAAGCTAATGGCACCGGCGTAGCTGCTGAGCGTAAAGCAACAGGCCATGATATGCAAGATCCAAATACCTTAAGAGCTGATGAATTAGTTCCTGGTGGTCCTGCTATGAGTGTGTCTATTGGTAATAAAAATCGTGGACCAAAAACTGACGGTATTGAAATGCGTGGCGCTGGCGCTGCTACAAAAGGTCGTATGGCTAGAGGACCAATGGCTTAAGGATAAAACCTAATGAATTACTCCCAGTTATATAACAATATCCAAGCCTACGCTGAGAACACTGAACAATTGTTCGTGGCTAATATTCCTGTATTCGTACAGGAGGCTGAAGAACGTATATATAACTCGGTTCAAATACCTTCATTACGAAAAAACGTTACTGGCACGGCTACTGCAAATAATAAATACCTATCTTTACCAAATGATTGGCTATCAAATTATTCTATGGCGATAGTTGAGCCAAATGGAAATTATGATTATTTGCTTAACAAAGACGTTAATTTTATTAGAGAAGCATATCCTGCACCAACTACTACAGGTATGCCAAGATACTATGCATTATTTGGATCACAATATGGCAATATTAACGAGATGTCTTTGATTCTTGGCCCTACTCCAGATCAAAACTATACAATAGAAATGCATTATTACTACTATCCACCAACTATTGTTCAAGGTCAAATTACTGGTACAGGTAGTTTAAATGGTGGGTCGCTATATACCAATGGTGTATATCAAAATATTACCTTGTCTGGCGGTTCTGGAAACGGTGCAATTGCTGACATTGTGATTATTGGTCAAACTATTGTGTCTTGCAATATTACTTTTGGTGGTCAATTTTATGTCGTTGGCGACATCTTGACAGTACCTAATACTTCTATTGGTAACTCTGGCTCTGGATTCTCTATTTCAGTAGCAGCAATTACAAACACTAATGGTCAAAGCTGGTTGGGTGATAACTATGACCCAGTATTGTTCTATGGCGCTATGCGTGAAGCCATGATCTTTATGAAGGGTGAACAAGACATGGTTGCTTACTATGAAAAAATGTATCAAGAAGCATTAGCCCAGCTTAATCGTCTTGGAACTGGTCTCGAGCGTGGTGACGCCTATAGAGATGGTCAAGCTCGTATCAAGGTTAATCCATGATAGTTCAAGGCTCTACTACTACCTTTGCCCAGAATTTATTAAATGGCAATGAAAACTTTACTACAGGTACTTACTATATTGCCCTGTATAACGCTAATGCTAATTTGAATAATACGACACAGTCTTATACAACTACTAATGAAGTTGTTGGTACTGGGTATACAGCGGGTGGCCAGCCCTTAACTATTACAGTAACACCAACTGTAGACAATACTTATAACCTTGTGTATTTATCGTTTGCTAATGTAACTTGGAACCCTGCAGCGTTTACTTGCAGGGGTGCATTAGTCTACAATGCAGAGACAAATGCGGCATGTTTTGTTTTAAATTTTGGGTCTGACAAGACCTGTAATAGTAGCTTTACAGTGCAGTTCCCAGCAGCGACTAGTACGTCTGCTATTTTGTCTATTGGTAGCTATACTAGTGCTACTGTTGTAAGTTCTGGAGATTAATTATGCAAAAAGAATTAGCAAGCTGCGGTGACAACGCTGTAGCATCATTACAAGCAAACACAGGAACAAATGAAGTTCTTGGTGTTGAAGGCCATTGGCATGTTGAGTGCCGTGACGCACAAGGCAACCTTAAATGGACAGAAGAGTTTCCTAATTTAGTCGTAGCCGTAGGCAAACAGTTAATGCTCGATACCTTGTTAAAAGGTAGCTCTTACAGTGTTACTGGTCCTTACCTTGGTTTGACTAATGCTACCTTAACCCCAGCTGCAACAGACGTAATGAGCACAATTGTGCCAAGTAAAGAGTTCACTAACTACACAGTAGGTGGTTCAGCGGTTCGTGGAACAGCAGTATTTGCTTCTTCTACTTCTACTGGCTCTACACCGTCAAACGTAACATCTTCAACTGCTACTGGCATTACTTATACTATTACTGGTGCTGGCGGTACTGTTTATGGTTGCTTTTTAGTATTGGGTACTGGCGCATCAAGCGCACAAAGTAATACTGGTGGTACTTTGTATTCAGAAGGTAACTTCTCTGTTGCTAAAGCTACAACGTCAGGTGATACTGTAACTGTCACATATTCAACCACCGCAACTTCGTAAAGGATAAGTCCTTGTTTTAAAAGGATTTTTTATGTTTTATACATATGCGCACTACACACCTGAAGGACGCTTATTTTATATAGGTAAAGGAAGTCTTGGGCGTTATAAAACAACTTGTAAACGTAGTTTATTATGGAAATCATTTGTTGAAAAATACGGATCTCCACGGATGGAAATTCTTGCTAACTGGAAAACAGAAGCAGAGGCTCTTGACCACGAAAAGCTATTGATTTCTTGTTTTAAAGATATGGGATACGAGCTTGCAAACCAATGTAGTGGCGGAAAAGGAAATTCTGGTTATAAATTAACTACAGAACAAAAAAATAAAATTAGCACTTCTTTGTATGGCAATAAATATTCTATTGGTTATGACCAGTATGTAGAACATAGAAAGAAAAACAGTATTGCTCAAATTGGTAACAAAAGGGCGCTAGGAAATAAACATACTGGAGAATTTAAAAAGAAAATTAGCGAATGTTTAAAGGGAAATAAAAACGCTCTTGGTGGCTTTAAGTGGATTGGAACTCATCAAAAAACTAAAGAAGTAATTACGTTTTTTAATACTACTGCCCTAAACAAATCTGGTTTTCAACACGCTAATATCATAAAATGCATTAATGGTACCCGCAAATCTCACAAAGGTTATAGCTGGTCTAAAGAAAAATGGGAAGATAAGTCATGGGATTAATTCTAAAAGATCGGGTACTAGAGACTTGTACTTCTCCTGGTACAGGTACAGTCACACTCCTTGGAGCTACCGTTGGGTATCAGACATTCTCAGCTGCTGTTGGTAATGGAAACACTACTTACTACACCATTGCTGACCAGTCGGGTGCAAACTGGGAAGTGGGTATAGGCAGTTACACGTCTACAGGAAATACGCTTACTCGTACTACAGTTTTGTCTTCCTCAAACGGTGGTACGCTAACAAATTTTAACTCTGGCACACAGAACGTATTTGTAACTTACCCATCAGAAGAAGCTATCTATAACAACGGTACAAGTATTGTTGGTCCTACTGGGTCTAGCCTTGCTCCTGCTAACGGCGGTACAGGTGCTACGACTTTAACTGGCTATGTTTATGGCAATGGCACGTCAGCCATGACTGCTTCTACTACAATTCCTACGTCATCTTTATCAGGAACTTTAGCAGTTGGAAACGGCGGAACAGGTACTACGACTTTAACTGCTAATGGCGTTGTTTATGGAAATGCCACAAGTGCAGTAGGCGTAACTGCTGTTGGAACTACTGGTCAAGTTTTAGTTGGTAATACAGGTGCAGCACCTTCTTGGGCAACATTATCAAGTTCTGCGGTAACTTCGATTACAGGCACAACTAATCAGATTACAGCCTCGGCATCTACAGGCGCAGTAACATTGAGTATTCCAGCTTCAGCTACAACTGGTCAATGGATTGCTAACCAAACCACTTCAGGGTCATCTTCTCAAGGCGCATTTGCTTACGGAACATTAAGCTATACCGATAACAACCACATTTTGACAATGCAATCTAGTCAAAATACATATATTCAGATGGAGATTCAAAATACCAATTCTGGTAATGCTGCTTCTTCTGACGTTGTCGTAGGAAACAATAATACTACTGCAAGCACCTATTATGGTGACTTTGGTATGAATAGTAGCGGCTGGACAGGAACAGGCGCATTTACAGCACCAAACAACGTCTATTTAACAGCTACTAGTGGTGACTTAGCTATTGGAACAACAACTTCCAATCAAATTCGCTTTGCAGTTAATGGTGGAACAACCGATGCTTTGACTATTTCTACAGCAGGAAATGTCACAACACCAAACGTCTTAGCAGGTGCAGAAGTCGTAGCCAACAATG